ACATCAGGAATCCTGATCAACAACCAGTTCATCACAGGCTCAGTCAAATCCTTGATCATGCGTTTGACACCACCCGGAATGTTGCCAGCACCTGCGGCCGTGGCAGCAGCCAACACAGCTTCTTTGACTTCATCGCGGATCTGTTTCTTTTCTTCTTCCGTGAGTCTGGGGCGCCCGTTGCCAGATTTGTCTCCGTCCTCACCTTCACCTTCACCGTCCAAATGCTCGTCCAAGAGCTGTTTGACCAAGTCGTCAATGTTGATTTTGTCAGCATTTTGGTACAAGTCATCATAGACTTCTTCGGCACTCATACCACGATACTTGCTGTCGTACAAGGCAATGGGAATCTTGTCACCCACACGCTGTTCTACCAGGTCCCAGTTCACACAATAGTCATCGGCTATGTTCCATAGTTTAGGATCGCGATTACCACGACGTCCCATGTGATCATATACCGCATGTAGCACTTCATGACCTACCAAGAACTCCAACTGCTTGAGTGGCATGTTGTTGACAAATACCGAGTTATAGTAGAATGTGCGTCCATCTGTTGCAGCAGTAGGGCACCAGGCATCTGCGTTGATCAGCTTCATTCTAGTGGCCAAGTTACCAAAGAATGGCGCACGGAGCAAGAGTCCGATCCGTGCAGTCACTAACTTTTCACGTGCTGCGGCATCAATCTTGGGATCTGTTTCTACTGCGGTCTTGCTTTTTTCTGCCAGTGTAGTTGTCATATTGATCGCTCCTTTATTATATATATTATACTATTTTTGGATTTTTTGGTCAACCTTTTGGTTTTTGCGCTGATTAAATACATCTTCCATGGTTTGTATGCTAGATACTGCTCTAGGTGCTGTGGGCTGACTCACAGTCACACTAGCCCGTGGTTCTGGTGTGTTGGGCTTACATACGTCATCGCCACGCAGGCTTCTTGAAATCTTGCAGTCTTGATCTCGTGCCACTGATATGGTATGATCTGCCAGACCCTTGCCTGTGGTTTCTACCGTGGCAATACTGACCAAGCCAACTAGGACCAAGGGTGTTATGACCATTGCATCATAAACGCACTCAACGTGGCGTCATCCTCAAAATACAGGCGTTGTTCATTGTATTCGGTTTGCCAGGCCCAGCGTGTGGTACTTTTCATCCTACACTGTCCTTGGCCAAGATCTTCAGGAACAAGCGTGATCCATTTGGTTTCGCATCCAGGTCCAAATGCTTCCCAGCACCAGGCACGCCACTGTTTGAACAATTCGGTTCTGAGATCACAACCATTGGCATCCGTAAAGTCGGCTTCAACCGTGTATGCCATGATAGTATGGCAGTTGTATCGTCGATCTAGTCGGGTTATTTTCATGTTTGAGGCCATCTCAGCCTAAAATAAGTACGATCTGCTTCGTTGGGCACATACAAAATCTGCTCCTGCACTATGGAAATTGGCATACCCAAAAACTCACGAATTTCTTGTTGATTGTTGATCCACCAAACACGATTCATAATCACGCACATTTCGGGTGCATTCAGTTCGTCGCAAAATTCGTAGTTCATAATAAAATGGAGGACTTACGGTAAAACCACCTGCCTCCTGCCTGTGACAGCAACCTTTACTTACTACCACCTGCGGCAATGATATACTTGCCGTAGCGTTTGTGGAACTCGTCAAAGTTCTTGAGCTTGCCAGGAACCAAAGGCAAGTTGTAGGTGGTCAATGCAACACGAGCACCCATGACCACAAGTTCGGTGGTAAAGTTATCCATCATAAAGCGGAAGAAATAGTCAGCCATGGCATGCCAGTCTGAGATCTTGTCTTTGCCCAGTTTTACATAGGCATCTTGAAGTTCATAGCACATGGAAACAGTCAACGAATACATGGCCGAAACTTCTTTGACCTTGAGTTCTTTGACCTTGCCCGACAGGATTTCTTCAGGCTTGGGCATTTGACCAGCATGTTTGCGATGTGCCATAAACTTCACAGCAAGACCATCACCCACAGTACCAGCAATCAAATCACTGAGTTCTGCGTCGGTGGCATCTTCGTCATACAAAAACTCTGACACAAAGCTCCATGACCGCGGTGTAGCAAAGGCACGGCTGGCCGATCTTGGATTGAAGTCCATCAAGTCTTGCTTGGCAAAACCAATGTAACCTACCACGTCCTTGTGGATACGATTCTTTACTGCCCACTCGTTCCACGAGTCATAATCAGCACGTACTTCCAAGTGAACAAAACGATTGCTCAACGGCATGGGCATACGGAATGTGACACCTTTATCGGATTCACGATTACCTGCGGCCACAAGTACCACATTCTTGGGCAGGTGATATTTGCCCAGTCTGCGGTTGAGAATCAACTGATAAGCAGCCGCTTGCACAGCAGGAGCTGCCACGTTCATCTCGTCCAAGAACAAGGTAATGATCGGATACTGTGACGCCATTTCTTCTGTGGGCAAGTCCACAGGCTCGGCCCAGTCCATTTTACCTGACTCTTTGTTGTAAAACGGAATACCACGCAGATCTGTGGGCTCCATTTGGCCTAGACGCAGGTCAATAGTCAGACCACCCAGTTCTTGGGTAAGTCCGGCTACCAGTTCACTTTTACCTACTCCGGGTGGACCCCAGATAAACACAGGGCGTTGAACTTTGAATGCACGAAGCAGTCGGCTACGGCATTCATTGGGTGTTACTGTACGGCTTTCACTAATAGTTGTACTCATATCACAGGCTCTCCTTGTTGTTTACTACATACTCGTATTATACAGTTTATTGATTTTATGGTCAAACAATCTTTACCTCGCGGTGGTTGACACGATCGCTGTAGATTTGGTTACCGCGATCACGAATCAAATCTGCTGATCCTTGCGGATCGTTTTCAAACATTTCTCGCACATCTTCCTCGGTAATACCGGATTCCACCTGCATGGTATAGATTTCATAATGACGCTGTGGATTGGCTCTGGCGCGGAGCATGAGGTGAGAAATCACACTTTGCAATCGTGCTGGTGGATCTTGATTGCTGAGTTCAGCCCAGACCTGCTGTTTTTCGTAGTCGGAGACGTTGATGACTGCCTCGATACCTTGGCAGTCCCAACTGACTAGAAATGTGTCACTCATCTGCTCAAGTTCATGATGCGACCTTGGAACTCGTTGAAGCTGACTCTCCAAGGCACAAACATTTCAATACCAACACGACCCGCATCTTCGGCGTCGCTCCAGGAATCTTTGGTAACACGGATCTTGTAGGCCTGATAACCCTGCTCGGTATTATGGCTGTCAATCACAGTACCTTCAATAAAGCAATCTTCACGACCCACCATGGGTTTGAAATCATAGGCACGAATCACGTCACCATCTACAATAGAAAGTCCAACCATGTCTAGCTCCTTGTTATTAACTATACAAGTATTATACTATTTTGGTATTTTTGGGTCAACCGCTGTGGTTTGATAAGTTAGTGGGCACTAACCTACAGATTCTATGCTGTCTAGGTAGGCTTTTAGGTTGCCCGAATGCAAGGTCAACATGAGTGCTTCTTGCTCTTCGAAAACTATGATTTTTTGACGTTTGAGCAAGTAGTACATGCCCTTGAACAGGCGTTCCAGTTGTAGCAGGTTGTGATTGGAAAGTTCATCGGGTAAAACAAAATCGTAGCTCTGTAGGTGTAAACTACTTTTTACAAACTGTAGACCTTGCAAGGTCAATCTCAGACTTGAATCGTCGGTGGGATTCATCCACCACAGGCGTTGATAGTCGGTTACTTGTCCTAAAGGAATGTCTGCCTGTTGGCAGAATATTTTTGTCAGTTGACGCTGAGTGTAGCGTTTAGGGGTAGACTTGCTCACCTTGCTTGAGCAGCACCACGGTGAACTTGTCGGTCCGGAATAGTGCGTTGAGTTTTTTGGCCAAGTTGATGGCATGACCAGGATTAGAGAATGAAACTTTTTTGTATTTAGGTCCGGGGTAGGAAACCAAGATGTTGTGTGTTTTGAGATTGATGGGTTGATTGTCGTAGAACACCGCCCAGATACCTTCCGAGCTTAACACCTGCTCGCTTTTGTAATTGGTTTTGTTTACATGGTCCAACAACACAGTTGGTTTTGGTCGGCTCATTTGCTATCCTTGATCTACTAGTTATTTATCTCAATAATATGCGTAGTTTATTTAAAACCGCCACCGTCCATGCTGACTTGAGTGATTTCTGGGCCACTGTCCAAGCGTTGACCAAGATTGGCTATTGTGGCCATCAAATCGTAGATTTCAGCGTGTAAACTTCGTGCTTCTTGAGCATTCAATGTGAGAATTTTACCATTGCTTTGGTTCATGGCTCGCACACGATCATTGAACATGCGTATGTGCAAGGGCGGATTTTTATTGTCCATTGGCTTCTTTCATGGCTTCTACCATGCGTTCTTGTGTTTTGAATGGGCCTTGATATTCGTAGCGATTCAAGGTAATCAGTTTTGGGCAGTAGGCCCGCACCCAGTTGTTGCTGAATTTGATAATGTAGTAACCGGCGCAGAAAAAACTCTTGGACTTGGCGCCCTTGGTATAGATTGGCAAGTAGCGTTGCACATCTAAAACCTGATTGTGCGGTGCTGTGTTGGTTGGAAATCCATACACATCGTACACATCCTGTTTGGCTGGTCGAGACTTTTCGGCCTTGACAAACTCAATGTTGTATTTTTTGCTGATCATCTTGATGCTGGGGAACAGTTCACGTTCTTCTTCGTGTACATAAACAAAGCCACCTTCTTCCACGGCCATGATAGTGGCTATCTTTTCTCCAGCACTTTCTACAATCCACATTTTATTTTTTACCACGGGTTTGGCAATAATATCGCTCATAGTGTCTCCTTAGACAAAATCCTGTACTGACCATACCAGCCAGATATAAAACAACCAGTGTGCCATTTGATCGGCACCCAGTTCAATCCAAAATCTCTGTGTGTTGGGGTCACGTGTGCCCCAGCGTGCTTTGACATAGTCGATGTGATAGTGGGCAGTCATGTCAATGATACCAAGTATCACAGCAGGCCAAGCCGACTCGATGTTAAGGCAGGTCCACATAACGACAGCAGTGAACACTCCGTGCATGAGTGCGTGGTCGAATCCGCCTCGACGTCCATAGGTACCTTTTTGTTGTACCATGTACTCAAACTGCAACACAAAGTCGGCAATCCAATGTTTGATGGCCAACAGCACAAACAACCAAAAGATCATCTGGTTTTAACCCACCAGTAGTTGATGCCAGCAATCGCCCAGCATACCAGGGCATCGGGCCAGTCGCCTTTGGAAAAATCAGCCAGGCCGGCCATGACCAAAAAACCAATCAAGAACCATGTGATAGCATCGTAGTTGCGTAGGTACCAAGATTTAAATCGTTCTAACATGTTATTCCTTTTCTGGATATGGTGCTTCTAAAAATCTAGTAAACTGGTCAGCAAACTCGCTCATTTTGACCAGATCGTACTTGCCGCAGAACTTCAAAAACTGTGCGCCAATCATGGGCCTGCTCAAACTTTGGCTATTGCCTTGGATGGTACCCTGTATCTTGGCCTTGACTTCATCGGGTTGTGCAGTAAGATCTACCAACACACGATTGCGTTCATAGTCATCTAGCACTCTATGTTCCACACCATTGTGATCTACCCAACGCTGTAGCATCAGGTTATTCCACGCAAAACCTTTCTTCTCTCGGTCCTCGAAAGCTTCTTTGAGTCCAACCTTATTTTTACTTCCAGTTGTCCTGACCCCCGGGTAAGCCGAAAAGATGTTGTCAGTGGGATCTCCGCGCATGCATTTTTCGAAAAGAATCCAGCGAGGGTCCGGAATCTTTTTTGCTTCCTTAGTTTTTTTATCGATGACTGCTTTACCTTTTTTGTCGAAAATACCTTGCGTAGTATGGAGCTCATCTGCTATTCCGTTGTATTGATTTACATTGTCTGCCAAGAGTTGATGAAAGTCTGTGTCTGAGCTCACAATGGTATGATGGTCACGTGGGTGTGCCTGTATCCAACCTGCAATCAAGTCATCTGCTTCTAGATCTGGATGTTGTAGCACAGTACAGTTGGTACGATTGGCCAAAAAATCTTTGAGTGCGTCAAAGGTTTCCCAGAACAACTTGTCCTCTTCGGCTTCGCTTTCTGTGAGTGCAGCACGAGCCACACTACGATTCTTTTTATAAGGTTCATAGAAATCTTTGCGCCACGAGCGACCTTCCAGACAAAATACCACATGATCAGCACGTTGATCACGCCAGCTCTTGTTTACACTGTTTAGAGTGACGTGAATGGCAAAGCCCAATCTATCCCAGGTATCAGCCTGGCGGTGAGCGGCGTGTCGGGCACGGAAGAAAGTGTTTGCTGTGTCAACTAAAAGATATCTCATGTCAATATAGTAGCATATTATTCTTTACTTGTCAACAAGAGATGTACATGATTTTGGTATAAGAATTCAGCCCAGGCTCGATGTGCCGCGGGACCAAAATGGTAGGAATCCGGTCTTACTGTTTGATGGCCTTTTTTGAGCAACCATTGATAATAGCTGAGTTCTGGATCATAGGCTCCTATATAACTGGCACCCCAATCAAAATGCACTACATTGGTAAATGGTTCCCAGGTGTTGAAAAAGATATGCGGTATTTGGGCTTCGGCCAAGTATCTGTGTAACTGATGTATTTTGCCATGCGCCTTTCTTACAGCATGATCATAGTTGATGTTGGCTATGTAGCTGCGGTACATGTCTTTGATTTCGCTAGGCCAGTCTTCGCCTATACCACCAGCATTGACCTGCCAGTATCTTTGAGTGCCTTCGTGCCACCATTCTTCTCTTTCCCAGGTACTCCAGCCAATAATGACCAACTCGGGTTTGGAATTATTAGGAAAGTTTGATAGATATTCGTAAGTGGTGCGTACAATGCGATCATTACTGCTGGCACTTTCTGCGTCACAGTGTAGCACCGCACCCAACATGTTGGCCAGTTCACAACCATAACTCACACGCTCGTTGTCTGGGTGCGGTTGCCTGCCCAGACCGTGATACAAGGGATCGTCTTCGGCAAATGCATAGGTGTTTACTGCTTCGGCTCCGGCCGAATGGCTGTCACCGTTGACGTATAAGATCACGATACTTCGGTTTTTCCGTTGCCCAGATCTCGACGATCTATGTTTCTGGGTCTGGCATCATAGGGCTGATTGGCTTCCCACTGTTCGTAGTTTTCAGCCAAGATGTTTTTACACACATCAGCGAACCAACGATCTACAATCACATCTTCGGACTCGCCGGCCTTTTGCTGATAACCAGCACGTACCAGATTGGTAATAAACTTGTCGTTCCAATCCAGTTCAA